TTCTCATCTTGATAATAACTTAATGATTATTAGTAAAATCCCAAAAATCACTATCACCGTTTTTTTTCTCATTTTCAACAATTTTCTCATACAAGTCAGGGTAGAACTTTTCCATTACTCTGGATGCGTTTCTGAAGTTATCGTATCCCAAGTATCTATCATTTAACTCCTTAAAAGTACATCCTTTATCTATATAAAGAACTATCTCATCTCTTTTATCATCAAATGCTTGTTGAAGTTTAGTAGGGAATCCCCATTGTATCTTATAAAAAGCAGAAGGGTAGTTCTTTTTAAAATGACCTCTGAGGTAATGAGCATTGGAATACAAGAAGTAATTATCATTCAGGTACTTCGAGGTTATTCCCTTTTCTATCTTGTCTAAGATCTCTTCTCCCTTGTCTTTCATTATCTCTTTAAATCTAGTAGGGTAAGTTCCTTTAATCTTTTGGTTTAGATAGGGCTTTACATGGAGGCTAGATAAGTCCTCTCCGGTTATCATTTCTTTTACGTTTAAGAAGTGATTGTATACTGCGTCTCCTAATATTAAGCGATTATCAAAAGTGTGTTCCATTGCCTCTACTTTTCTGATGTAGTATAAATAACTTGTCCTATCTCTTTTAGTTAGACTACACACAGTCTTATATACTTTTCTATTGGCAGGCATAAAGCATAAATCAGCACACAACCAACAGAATACAATGCTAGGTAATATCTCCTCTGGAATCCTAGATTTTGCAGCTAAATCATCGACATCAAAATACTTTTTTACTTTCTCAGCTATGTCTAATACTTCTTGAGAGGTTTCTAGTCTTTCTATGACATCTTTTATTGTTTCTCCCTCTTTTGCTTCACTTACTATTTTTTTTAAATCTTCAATTGAGTATTTCATTCTTATTTGTTTAAGGCTATTGCGTGGATATCATCATCATGAACAAAAATGTATTCTTCTCCCTCTACTTTCATTATATAGAAAGCTTCTGGATTAATAACAATTGTGTCACCTTGAGTTAATTCATCTTCTAGAAACTTGCTCGGCTTATAAAGCTCTACTAAATCCTCTCTCTTCTTTTGTTTCAAGTGATCAGGGATTATTATAGTAGTAGACTCATATATGCTCTTATATTGTTTGCAAATATTCCATTTAGATACAGGATAAACCTCTCCGTCTTTTACTTTGCAATAGATAGAACAAACAAATTTAGTTACCCAATCTCTAAATAATGGATAAAAGAAATGACCGTCTTCTGTTCTCCTACCAAAGTTTATTGAATGATGATGAAAGTAAACATCATCACCCTCTTGGAACTCATCTAATGTTATACCATCCTTTTTTAACTTCTTGGACAAACCTGCTGGAAGGGCTATTATCTTACCCTTGTGAGGGATTAAACTCTCATCGTGAGGCATTGTTCCGTCTTCATCCATCCTAGAGAAGATAGTGTCTAAGTAAAGCTCTACCTCTTTACCATTTATGTTCATGGTTTTTCTCAAATGTTGCTTTAGATCTATGTCTATAAGCATAAAATCTTTTACGTATCTCATATTATAAACTGAATAAGATGTGGTGGAGAATAAGTGTCTGGCTTTACTACCTTTCCTTTTTCATCCTTTACTATTTCTCCGTTGTGAAGCTTTGACATATTAGACCTGTGTATCTCTGTCAATGCCTCATCTATTAACTTTAAAGATACGCCATGTTTCTTCATCATGCCAAACCATAAGTAACCAATATCTCCTATTGCATCTAATATTTCTGCTCTATCACCCTTGATACAAGCGTCTCTGTATTCTAATAATTCCTCTAGGAGCATACCAAACTCTAACTCAAACTCTGACCTAGATACTAAATCAAAAGCTTCTCCATTGTCCTCTATGTTGAAAGCCTTATTGAACTCCTCTCTTTGTTTAAAATATTTATTCATATCCCTAATTGTTTTAATAATTTCTTTAGTTCTGATTTATTTTTAATTGTTCCATCGAACTTCACTTGTCTATATTCATGCTGACCATAACTTATCTCGTAGGTTATTTCGTTAGTGGAGTAGTTTTTACATTTAAGAATTTGATACCCATCACCAGTTTTTGTGGTTGACCACCAATCAGGTTCGTAACTACCCTTATCTTCTATATTAGATGGTATTATTGGTATAAAACCCAAACTCTCAATATCTTCTCTGTCTAGGTATTTGACTCTTGTTCTTTCTGGACTATTATAAGAACAATCTAATGAAGAATGAGTTTTTTTCAACCATTCACTGTTAGATATATTCAACCACTCATACTCAAACCCAACGTGGAACTCTTCTATTTCTGGTGTGTAATATTTGTCCATTTTTGTAACTGTTTTTATAAATTCTCTTTCGTTTGTTTTATCATCAAACCAATACAAGTCGTAACTATCATCCCTTACAAATTTTATTATCCTCTTCATTCTTCTTGATTAACAGTGTACATTGCTTTTGAGAAATGATGTATTTTAAGGTTTCTAAGGACATAAGTATTGTTCTCGTTATACTTTACACCATAGCGAGGGAGAACGCGCTTTAAATGGCTTAATTTTAATTCCTCGTTGACAAACTGACTATCGTCATTAAGCAATATTGATTCTTTAAAGATGTGTATAGATTCAACATACTTACTAGCGTATTCTCTTTCTTTCTTAGTACCCAATAATAGCTTTTCATATTTACTAGGAAAATACTTTATTGTATAGTCGGCAATACAGACGTTAGGTCTATAATCTTTACTATATTGTTTATCATTGTTATTCATTGTTCTTCAACTAGTAGGATTTCCAAAGGAAATCAGTTTTGTTTTCAGCTTGTTGTTAATGACGAAACCTTGCCCCCCTATATCCCCCCAACAAATATAACTATTGTAAATTATATACACAACAAAAAACATTAGTAATGTAAAATATTTTTACTTAAATAATTTTTTACCTATCTTAGTAGAAAATAGTACAAAATGGACTTAACAACTTTCTCTAAGGAAATACATGAGGGAAATAAAAGAAAAGGATTCTACGACGGTGAAGAAAAGCAACTGGGTACAATGTTGATGCTAGTTGTTTCTGAATTAGGTGAGGCTTTAGAAGCTGATAGACACTCGCTAAAAGCTGACCTAAACTATTACGATGGATTGATGAATGCTAGTTATGATTTTCAAACATCATTTAAGCAATCCATTAAAGATACTGTTGAAGATGAAATAGCCGATTCTATTATACGTTTGTTAGATATATGTGGTTATTACAACATTGATATACAAACACATGTTGAGCTTAAATTAAAGTACAATAAGACAAGAGGACAGCGACATGGGAAAAAGTATTAGTGTACCAAGTCCGTTTAAGAAAACGGATAGTTCTATTGATTATAAAGAAATTAGTAGAATATTGTCAATGAAGGATAGTGGCAAGGTTTTATACTTGTTCCTATTAGAGAATAAAGATAAATTTTTAGCACACGATGGAGTTGCTTACATTAACCCTGTTGAGTTAGTTTATTATTTAAATGTTACTCGTAAAACTATATACAACGGCATTAACCAAATGATACAAGCAAACATATTAAGCCGCTGTAACGTAGTAGGAGAGTATTATTATAATTTTATATATTTTCCAGAATGATAGTAAAAAGAATCACAGAAGAGTCATTACTAGTAGATCAGGAAATGTTATTTCTTAGAAATGACGGATTGTATGGTACTGACGAGCAGAGACAAATTCCTGGCTTAGTGCATGGAGTTTGCAAATTGTTAATGGCAGAATTAACAACTGAAGAAGGGCAATATACAACCCAAATTAATAAGACACTAAAAGAAGCTAAAATAGCTGGAGGGTTAGGTATATGTTTGGAACTTTAATAGATATTGACACAGATGGTAATATCCTTATGAAAGATAAGGGTGTAGCCTTATTGCCTAATTTATTTAAAGTCTATAAAAATAAATACTTAGGTTCTAAAGCAGTTAAATGGATTGTAGCTATGCACGATTACCGTTCTCCATATAGGTCTTTACCAAAAGAACAAAGGGAAACAATGGTAAACAATATGTTGCTTGAAAAAGATAAGTGTACTTTTAAAGACAAGCCATTAATTATTGACGCAATAAAAGAATACAAATCAATTAGCTACGACCCTGACTATGAAGAATACCGTTCTATGGTAGACAAGTCAGCAGAAGTTATTAAAGTATTTAAACAACTAAAAGTTAATTCTGAAAATATTAGCACAATAAACGACCTACAAGTAGAAATGGGTAAAGCCGCTAAATCAAGAAGGGAGCTTAAAAATGCTATTATAAACGAAATAGAGAGTGGTAACAAGATTGCAGGGATAGGAGGTGATGATGATTTATCTATTTTTGAGCAAGAAGAAATGTTTAAGTAATGATTGAAGGGAATAAGTATAGACCTGTCTTATTTGATAAGAATTTAAAGAACTACAAAAAGTTTACGCCTGGAACTTTAGAATATGCTCATTTTTGGAAAGAACAACGGAAACGAATATTAAACGGGTATAAGCCAACAGGAGGAACATGGATTCCTGGCAATTATTATTTCTATTTAAATTTTTCTAAAATACATGGTCTTGCACCTAACGCTAGACGTAAAGGAATGATTTCTCCAATATACAGAGATCAAGACCATGAATACTTTGAAGCATTACACGATGCAAAAGAAAACGGGTACGGGCTTATTGTTTTAAAAGCAAGACGGAAAGGGTTCTCATTTATGAACGCAAATATACTTTTGCATGAGTGGGTATGTTATAGTCATAGCGAAAACGGTATAGGTAGTCAAAAAGAAGATTATGTTCTTGACTTTAAAAAGAAGATGATGCTTTCTTACAATGAATTACCTAAACAACTTAGGCCAAAAGTTTTACGTGATAATGAAGACATACTAATGTCGGGATATAAAGTAAAAGAAGATGGTGTATGGGTAGACAAAGGAATGAAGTCTATGGTACACTTTCGTGTTATGGACAATCCTGGTGCTTTTCGTGGTACTTCGTTAAACTACATGGTGTTTGAAGAAGCGGGAGAGTTCCTTAAATTAAAGAAAGGTTATCAAGCTAACGAGGAATGTTTTAGGGATGGTGCTATTCAGTTTGGTACACCCGTTATTGGAGGAACGTCTAACCAAATGGAGATTGAATCAGATGACTACATGGAAATGTTTTTAAATGCTGATAAATACAATCTTAAACCATTATTTATTACGGTAAGTCTGACGTAGAAGGAGCAACAAAAGATATAGAGAGTAGAGCAGAAAAGAAAAGACAGTCGGGAGATATTTCTGACTTATATGCTTTTAGACAAGAAATGCCGTTAAAGGTAGAACACGCTTTTTTAAGAACTGGTGGTTCACCATTTAGATTAGACTTGCTTAACAAACAGATTGCAAACATAAAGACTAACAATAAGTTTGATATTGTACGTAGAGGTAGATTAGAATGGCAAAAGAATGAAAACGGTAAAGAAATATTTGGTAGTTACCCAATATGGGTAGAGGATTTTGGGAATAAAGAAGATTACGAAGGTGATGAAAACCCATTTCCATTTGAAATCGTAGATATGCCATTGACTGAATTAAAAAATGCTGATGTTGCAGCAGTCGATCCTTACCATATTGATGACGATTTAGAAGAAATTAAAAAGAACGGAAAGATAGGTAATAAGCGTTCTAAAGGGTGTATGTGTGTATATAGAAGATTTATTGGAGTAGATACACCTAGCGAATACCCTGTTGCGTTTTATACAGATAGACCTGAAAGTAAACAAGTGTTCTATGAAAACTGTTTAAAATTGGCTATCTTTTACGATTGTAAAATATTAGTTGAATATAATGACGATAACTTTTTTAAGTATTTTATTAACAACAAAGTATTTAGGTTTTTAAAAGAAAGACCTCGAAGTGCTGATAGTCCGTATAGTACTGTTACTAACAAATACGGTGTGCATATGAAGACACATCAAAAGAAAATGGTTACGGAATATTTAGACGAATATATAAAAGAACATTGGGAAGATATTTACTTCTTACCTTTGTTAAATGAATTGTGTATTTATGGTACAGCCAATACAGATAGAGCAATGGCTTTTGGTATGGCTTTAATGCACGATGCTGATAATTTAAGAACAGTAAAGGCAAGAGAAAGTGAAAATGAGGATAATACACTGTTTATACCTCATTTTAAAAATGTAAATGGTAATATTGTATCAGTTAACGGTTTAGAAGGTTCAAGCAATGCTCCGACCTACGATTATGAATTTGATTAATAGATAGATGAAATTTCCAAAGCAGAATATTCCAGAAGAAAAGAAGACAGAAGAATGGCACAAGGATTGCCTCGATGCTGTACTCCGAAATCATCAAGGTTCTAACAAGTTTACGCAAGAGCGTATTAAAGATTATGAAAACTATCTACTTGTTCATGGACAATTTGATACTAAGCAGTTTAAGTACGTTACCGATATGTACGGTATAACAGCTCCAGCAAGATTAGTTAACTACCCTATCATTATGCCTAAAATAGATTTATTAGTAGGTGAGGTAGTATCACAACCTTTAAGATGGAGTGTAAACGTAATTAACAAAAATGCTATTAGGAGAAAAAACGAAAAGAAAATCCAAATGGCGGCAGAAGTTATACTTCGACCACATAGGAGAGAAATTGAAAAAGTCTTAGGTGCTGAATTAGAAGATGAGCAAGTAGGTGCAGAAGTGCCAGAAGATGTAGAGGCTTTTCAAAACATGAAATTTCGTGATGCAGTAGAGGAACAAGTGCATGTTGGTTTGGAATATATTGCTCAAAAACAAAAACTAAAATCAATATTTAAAAGAGGGTTTTACGATTTAGCTATTACAGGTAAAGAATTTTACAGAGTAAATATTAAAAATGGAGACCCATACGTAGAAAGAATAGACCCAAGAACTGTTATATACGATGTTGATAGTGATAAAGAAACACTACAAGATTGTAAATATGCTGGGTTAGATAACTGGTACACAGTAAACGAAATTGTAGATAGATTTCATTTAGAAGGTAAAATAGTTGACCAACTAGAAGAACTTGAAAAAATGGAAACAGATCAAATCATGCAATTTAATTCTGCTTATGAAGCATACATGACATCAGAGAGTAGAGCGTTGAAGGTTAGAGTTGTAGAAGTAGAATGGAAATCTTTGAAAACAATCAAGTACAAAGTATCTCCCAACAAATATGACGACGAGATAGACTATTACAAAATGGTCAAAGACGACTACATACCAAAGGAAGGTGAAAAGATTGTTAAAAGAGTCATTAATGACATAAGATACTGTATACAGGTAGGACATGATATGGTTCTTGAGTACGGTAGAAAACCGAATATTATTAGGTTTGAAGACAACTATGCAAATTGTAAGCTAAGTTTCTTTGGTGTTATTAGAAATGCTTTTAACCAGTCTACCTTATCTATTGTAGACAGTTTAAAAAACATACAGTTGCTTTACAATATAGTAAATTATCACATAGAACTAGCATTAGCACGTTCAGGTGGTAAGGCTTTAGTATATGATGTAGCTCAAAAACCAAAAGGTATGAAGCTAAACGATGTGCTTTATCATTTAAAGAACAGTGGTTTAGCAGTAATCAATACTAACGAAGAAGGAATGCAGACACGTTCTTTCAATCAATTCCAACAAGTAGATTTAACTTTATCGCAATCAGTAGGGCAATTAATTAATTTAAAAATTATGCTTGAACAAACTGCTGACCAACTAACAGGTATTACAGCAA